TCCCGCCTCGCCTGGATCAGCCGTATGCAGTGAGACATACAGGTTGGTCAGCGGGCTGGTTGCCGCATTGTCTGCCAGGTTTGCAATTGCCGTAGCCTGGAAGATAAGCTTAAGTAAATCGTTCTCAAAAACATTCGCTTTACTCATTGTTTTTCCCTTTCACACAATCAATGTCGTAGTTAGTTGAGGTCAGCCCCGCCCATCTTGCATCCCGCTTGTGCTGCCATAGCACTAGCACCCTCTGACCGCTTTACCAGGTCGTTACACAGTCTTGTCCACGGATAAACGTGGTTCTTCCCCTCCACCGCTGTCCAGCATGGCAATGATGATGCCCTGGTTCTCAAGGATCAAGTCAAGTTTATCATTGATCTCGGTCATATCTTCATCACCTTCCTCTGGCGGCAATTGCGCCAATCCCAAATAGTCAAGCAAATCCTGATGCGTTCCGTTGAAGATCCCATAATCGCAGCGGGTGGATACGCCTGGGACTTCACCGTATCCAGACACGCCCTGCTGGTGGAATTTGTAAGTTGTCCACGGCTTCGGGATGGATACGGGCGGCGTCCAATCGGCGACGTACAGGTCGAAGCGCAGCCAGCGAGGATTGTTGTCCTTCCAATATCGGACGCTGGAGTAAATCACCACTCGATTGAAGCGGGTCTCAAGCTGCGAGCAGAACTCATACAACGAGTCATAATCGCATTGATCAATCTCCATATCCACCATGACCGCGCCTTCACCCCGATCATCACCGATGTTGGTCATCAGGTTAGAGAGCTGCCCATCAATGGATACATTACGCCAGAAGTGATAGGGTGCGCGCATCACGCCCGCATCTTTGGCTCTTAGCCAGTTGGAGTCAAAGTATTCGTCGTGGTAGTCAATCCACTCAGTACACTTGATGAATGCGAACTCACGCGCTGATGCATATTCTTTCCAGTTGATATAGCCCTGATAATGGGATACATCTGCAATTGGTATTGTCATCATTCACCTTCCTTGTATCCTAGTGCCTTCGCCTCAGTGCGCAGTTCCTTGAGTTTCGCGCGTAACTCGTGCCATTCCTCGTTCATCCTGGCAATATCCTTTTGATCGTTTAATCCAGCTTCCATGCGGTTAGCTCGCGTCTGCGCTTCCTCGATCAGTCCCATGAGCGGGGCAAAGTTGCGAGTCTCATAGCATTTACGCATTTCCTCTAGCACGTCACACAAAGAACGGTTTACCCAATAGCCGTCTGCCATCTTTACTCCTGTATTCATTTCGCTAACTAAACGACCATTATATTCTGTGTGCATTTAGTATGCGAAAACTGATACTAACGCGACACAAACTAAACTTTTTTCACTCTCCACCATGCGCGGCGGCTCTTGTCCAGCATCGTTCCCATACGGCCCGCCTTGACTTCACGCTCCAACCGCTTGCGGGTAAATTCAATGTCCTTATTCCATTCCCTCGCCAGCCATGATGTTGTTCGCCAACCTTCGGCGTAGTAGTCCGGCTCCGAGAGGTAGGCGATTATCTCGGCGGTGATTTCGTCCTGCGTTATGCTTTCACCCATACGTTATCCTTTTGTGGTTTGAGCTTATACTTATGAACTTCGTAATTACCATTCTCGATCAATACCACCACCGCTCCTACATCTGCCTTGGTATTGTACTTTCCGATCCTGAAAATATATTCTGGTGCCATGCTCCAACACGGCAGGCAGATTGCTCGCGTTTCATAATTGTCGTAACTGTCCGCCCAACGATGGTTGTGCGCTCGGAATACCAGATCGGGCAATGGCTGATGCAATTCAAACGCATAGGCGCTCATCGTGTCAAACGCAATCTGGTTGGCGGCGTTCTTCTCTGTCCGCGCAAGGCTGCCCATGCTGGCGTGATGCGCAGCCTCTATCCTTACCCCATCAGTGACCAAACGCACCTGATAATGGCTGTGGATGCCCTTCGCGGCGTGTACGGCATTGTCATAATCTCCGGCTATTTCTTCTTCAAGCCAGGATGATTTTCCAACATGCGCGGGCGTGCCTCTGATGAAGTACATTCCATCCACCCAGTCTGCTATCGGGTCAACCACATCGTTTATCATGCCCATAATCGTTGCTTTGTTGGCGGTGATGATCTGGTTGGTGCGGCGCTTGGTGTCAAGTTCGCCAAGGTCTCCAACGAATAAAGCCAGTGTCTTGTAACTTTGCGATAAATCCCGCGCCATATCAATAAATTCCAACCATCCATCCCATAACCAGCGTTGGCCGCGAGAAGGAAAATATTGACCACCATCATCCAACTGGACTTTGGGTGGACACAGGGCGACGGTAGAATTGATATGCGTGTCGCCAACTATGATGATCGCAGTTTTCAAGGTGCGGTGTTCCCTGCCTTGCGCCGTGTCTTGGGTGTCTGCTCCAATTCTTCAAGTTGCGTTTCAAGTATAGCAACTTTGGACTCCAGCTCTGCAATCCGCGTATCTTTAGCCATTACAACGGCTTCCAGATCCCGACGTTTGCAGCGTTCTTTTTCCAAAGCTTCTTCGAGATTGGAAACCCGGCCGTATAATAGTGTGTTGCGTTCCTGGATTTCGTTGATGGTTTTTAGTAAGGCGTCCGTCTCTTCCCGCTTGGCTGTGAGAATTGAGTCAGCCCGTTGTTTGAGCGCACCGGCAATCGTGCCGATCAATGCTCCCACACCTGCTATAACTGCGATGATCTCGGCTATGCTCATGGATTATCCTATTGCACGGCGGGCGGCAGGGTTTCGCTTTCTGGCTTCGGGAATTGCTGTTGCAGAATATACCGGCTTACAAAGTCATGCAGGTAGTTCGCGCCACGCCCAATGATGAGACCAGATAGCAGATAGCCAACGGGCGTTGCCTCCAACTCCCCTATCAACGCCAGTAAATCCAGCTTGTAGTAGAACGCAAGTCCTACCCCCGCGACGGCGGCAATATACATCAGCGCCCAGCGCCATTTTCCGGCCGCCTCGAAATGATCCACCGCCTGCCCGAACAGGTATTCCACCATGGATTCGGTGAGGAATGCCAGCGCCAGGGCTAATAGTATGATCTGTAAATTCGTCATTTGACCTCCATTGGACATATACAATACTTATTTATATTCTGGCTGGCGATGCGCTTCCGGGAATCCTCGGGCGATAGCACCCGGCCCGTAAGTCAACCTTTCTCCAACGACCCGCTCGGTTTCCGCTATCGGTTACGCGCCAGGTTGCTCGCTGGCCTGATTGACGCCCCGCCGTACGTCTTAGTGGCGAGCCAGATAATCTATTATAGCACGCACATTCCAATTTGTTACCACAAGTTTAGATTTCCATCCTGATTTGCAACTGCGCCTGAGCTATCCGCTTCTGCATGATCTCGAAATACTTTGCATCCTTCTCGATCAGGATAGCGTTGCGCCCCGTGCGGATCGCCGCTACTCCAGTCGTGCCGCTTCCCGCGCAGATGTCAAGTACAGTGTCGCCTTCGTTTGTGTAGGTGCGGATAAGATATTCGTACAGGGCGACCGGCTTCTGGGTTGGGTGGTCAACTATCTCCGATCGGCTTCGTCCACCAATCGAAAATTCAACAATACTTCTTGGGTAAAATTCGTCTGTCCAATCACCGATCGGTATGCTGATCTTCTCCCACATCTTACTTTTACCGCCATATCCACGCCTATGTATTTCTCCCTTTATCATCTGCGGGTTATATGTATGCCCATTCTTGCTAAATACGCAAATATCCTCATGCGTCTTTAGCGGTTGATACTTTGCAATAAATGGATTGCCCGCCAATCGTTTATCCCAAATCCACTCATACTTGAACCAATCCAGATTGCTCATCACCAACTTACTCGTAAACGGCTGGCTTGCCGTGGTGACAAACACGCCGCGCGGCTTCAATACCCGCTTCACCTGCGTCCACATCGGCTCAAACGGGATAATCTCGTCCCACGCACAGGCTGTCGTTTCATAGGGTAAATCCGTCAGGATAGCGTCAATACTTTCCGCTTCCAACGTTGGCATTATCTCTAAACAATCGCCTTGGTACATCTTGACGTTGCTCACGCCCCAATCCTCAGCATCAGCGTATTCTCCCGCTCCCAATGCCAGTCCTGCGGCTTCCCGCACATTGGGCAGCGTATCTCAGCATCGCCGCGAATGACGGCGACAAGCTCCCCGTCACGGTCAACACTCAACCGCATGGGGTCGAACTTGATCGTTCCCATTCTCGCCATGCAGCCTTCGCCGTGGATGTCGGTGACACAATGCCACGCGACGGATTTCGTTTCTGCGGCTGTGACGTAGTCACCTTGCGTTTCCGTCATCCTGAGTTGCCTCCTTTCACGCATATAGATCATAAAGTAAATAGCATATCAGTGCTATTAAAAACACACACAATATCAGCGCGGCTCTGTATTGTGTTTCTTCGGTAGTCTTGTCGAAGAACCACGCAACTAGAAACATAAAACAAATTCCCGCTATAAACGTAGCCAGAAATACCAAAATAGCGACCATCCCGTTACTCATCCTGTGTTGCCTCCCATCTGCCAAAGTAGTCCCCATCACATTCCATCCCCGCCCATCAAAACACACGCGGGTGACATACCCCTTGCGCTGCAACTCCGCGGCGCGCTCCCATGCCACGCGGTAGCTCTCGCATCGCTCGGTAATTGTCACGCCTCCACCAGCACAAACTTGATATGTGGGTAGCGATGGGCGAACATTTTTGCTTTCATCTTGAAAACATCAGTCAAAATGAACTTACCAGTTCTCTTGTTCCTACCCTTCACGTCTTCGCAGACTGTTTGCCCGTTTTCGATGTACTCAAAATCGCCTTCGTAGTAGATTGCGCGGTGGTGTATTCCATACGTGTCAGTGAACTTCTCATCGAGCAGATAGCGCGGGTGCGCTTTTAGATCGCTTATCTCTCCAGCCTGAAGCAGCAACTTCAACTCTTGATAGCGCCTGCCTTCTGCAAGGCTGTCAAAGTTGATACCGTCAATCGTTGTGTGCGTGTTATTGAATTTCATGCGCCAGTAACTCCGTTATAAAATTACTGTATATTTCGATAAGTGCAGTAACTTTATTCATCATCACACTCCACATCCTTGCTATCCCGCGTCGCCTCCAGCGCATCGCGCGTGGACCTGATTATCGCCTCCCGATCCAGCGGCCATTTTTCGAGGTCGTGCAGCATTTCTGATAGGTGCTGGTAGGCTATGGCTCGCTTCGCCTCAGGCCAGTTGTCTATCCCATACTTGGCGGCTAACTTGGCGTAGATGGGGTCGGTCATGCCAGCCACCTGACCAATGTGATGATAGCAACGATCACCAGCACGACAAAGGCTACATCTCCGAGGACGTCCGCAAGGTCGTCAATCATTGGGAGCCGCCTTTCAATCCTTCCATCGCAATCTCGCACCACTCGCCCATGTGCGCGGCAACCTCATCCCGTAACGCTCGCCCAAATCCGTTCTGTGCAAGCATACCCATACTCCAATCAGCAAGTAGGTTTACCGCATCCTCGGTAGTGTTGTATCCTTCCAACTCCGGCGGGTGCATCCCAGACCATAACCTACCAACGTGCGTATCAAGCCACGCCAAATCTTTTATCGGTTTGTTCTTCGCCTTCGCGCAGAATAAATGCCATAGCTCATGCACCACCAGCGCAAGGCCGATTACTTCCGCGCTCTGAAAACGGATAACACCCCACTTTGCCAGAGCGTGATATTTCAGCGTCTTGGTAAACCGCACATGAATATCGCCGAACACGGCCTCGAAGCTGTCGGCGGCATCCATTCCGGTGTAGGGCGCAAGCGCCACGCCCACTACATGCGCGGCAAGCTCGATTGTCGCTCTGCTTTTTATGTCCCAATATTCGGGTAAGTCATAGATGATGGTCATGGGTCAATCACCGTCATCAATGGTCTCTGCTATATCTACCCACTCGATTGTTACTTTTGGAATCGAGTTTGATTCTCCAGGCCAACCAGGATAGCCAAAAGCGGTCAGGTCTCCACTATCGACATAAGAGATATGCCGAGTTATACCGGCTTTCATCATCTCCCCAACTGCCTGGACACAAACCATATGCAGGTCATTTTCTGTATCGCGCGACGCCGGATCGTATTCGATATGTGTTGCAATCTGGGCGCGCAGTCGTTCGTTCTCAGACCGCGCCGCATCCCGTTCGGTTTTATATTGATACCCAATATATTCCAGGGTTCTCTCTGCCTCTTTCGCCGCGGCAAGCTGGGCTTTTGTGATTTCGATATATGTATTGATGTCAACCCACCGATCCGGCGTAACCATTATGCCATGATTGCCGTCCGTCCATTCTTTATTTTGCGGGTCATATATCCAGCATGCTGTTACGGTTTCAAGACCGTCGTACCACTCGATTGCGGCAATGACAAAACCATCTGGACGTCCAGTGTGCCATTTCAATTCTTCGCTCATAGCGTGCCTTCTTCTACCAATTCATAGGTTTTGAATACATCGGGCTTGCATACGTATCGTTCACCGTTGGCCTCCGTGATAATCCAGTCGCCAGGCGAGATAAAGGTAGCTCCCTCCGACGAAACTATGAACGGTTTATTCGACGGCTGCGCACCCGCAGCTATCACAATACCGTCCTCCATTCCGGGTTGATATAACTCGGCACTAACAACAATCGACTTTTTATACTTTGGCATTATCTCCCTCCCATTGGTAGAACGAGCATTCCGGTTCGTGTTCCTCGTCTGGACCCGAGTCACAACACAGCCGAATTTCTCCACCTGGCCAGTTTTGTGTGACGCATGTTGCGTTCAAGATAATCCCCCGCAGCCGCTCGATCTCTTCCTGCGCCTGGTCGCGCTCCCGTGCGTACTGGTCAGCCCAACGTCGCTCGCTGTCGCGGTCGGCAGTCATGTCGGAAAGCTCGGCATGCGCTATAGTAAGCTCGGCACGCAGTTCGTCAATAATATTGAGATAATTCGCCTCGTTTTCGCTAACGCCAGTTGACGTTTCATGTGCCGGATGTCCTGGTTTTCGTCCTGTTCCCGTGTAAGTAGTCTCGCTCATTTCTCCACCTCCAAATCAAAGTCGTAAACCGGCGCATTAGCCGCCTTCTGCCATTGCTCGGCGCGGTGTCTATTGCACTGCTGGCAGTTCAGCCAATGATCCTGGTACGCTATCCACGCCACAATGCGGGCGTCGTTTGTCATGCCGCCTCGATGCGCATCCGCCCATAACTGCTGTCCTTTCACACATTTGTCGGTCATTTCGCTGCCTCCCTATATTCTGGATAATCCGGCTCGTCAGTGACAACCACGAAATAATCCCTGTCGTTGAAAGTTTTACGGATTACCCTCGTTTCAATGCGAACCGTGTAACCGTTATCTGCCAAGATTGCAAGCAATCTAAATCGGTCATATGCTGCGTTTACTCGTATCTCAAATAGCTGCTCTGTCATTTCGTTGTCTCCTGATAGTCACCGAAAAATGGGTAATTGGGACGCTTGACGAGGTGAATATACTTTCGTGGATTTTCAAGCTCACGGCCCTTCGCGAACCAAAGAGTCCTTAAGTTGTCGTGTTCATTCGGGTTGATAAAGTTATCCTGCGCCGTGATTGGGGTAAAATCTTTCAAGAAACAAATCAGGTCAGCATCGTAGTTCACCTGGGCGCTTCCCCGCAAGTCAGCCTGCCCAGGCTTCTTCGCTTTGCCATCGCCGCTGCTCATGCCAGCCTTATTCATGCTGTGGATTGCCAGCCCGCTCAGGTCCAGCGCCTTGCAGATATGTTTCAATCCGCGAGATATATTCTGTGTTTTTTCGATTTCGTCCTTGCCGGGGTCATTCATCAGGTACAGGTAGTCCACAATGAACCATTTGATCTGATGCTGTACTTTCAAACGTGTAAGATCGGAGCGCAGGCTGGCAGTTGTCCATGTTTCGCTTTCGCTCATGTAAACGTCTTTGTTCGCGAGCTCGTCAATAGCCTGGGTGAAGGCTGCGCTCTCGTCGTCTGTGATCCGTCCTGTCTTGATCTTGCGTGTTTCAATTTGCGCTCTGGCAGATACCAATCGGCGGGCAACGGCTCTGCCTGTCATCTCCATGGAGTAGATTGCGCCTGGCGCTTCGTCCGCCATGTTGGAACCCATCTGCATAGCCAGCATGGTTTTACCTACCCCTGGCTCACCCGACATCACCATCAACTCGGAAGATTGCAGTCCGCCTGTCACCCTATCGAACGCGGCGAAGCCTGTCGGGATGCCCCATATATCGCGCGGGCTTTCCATGCGTTCGGTTGTCTCGGTGAATAGCTGATCGAAGTATGGCGCCCATTGCACCGCGCCGGTGCTGGATTGTGTCGCCGTGGCAAGCGATGTCATGTGTGCGCTGATCCCCAGGTCTATATCGCTGTCGCTGTGAGCCAGCTTTGCCAGTTCGTTTGCAGCCTGGAGGATTGCCCGGCGGCGGGCTTTGTCGCGCACGATCGCGGCGTAATCTTTGGCATTGTAGCTGAAATATACTTCACCTCTGATATAAGCCGCTAATCCAGATGCACCGCCGATTAGGTCCAGCTTGCCAGATGAGTCAAGGCGCTCAATTAGCGTTACAAAGTCAACGGATGTTCCAGCGCGGTACAGGGAGATGATCGCTTGCCACACCGTCTTATTCTTCCCGATATAAAATTCGTCCGGGCGCAGGTCAATGTAGTTGATAAGGTCTGGATTGATGATCACCGCGGATATAACGGCTTCTTCGGCTTCGGCGTGGAAGATGGTGGTGTCAGGAGACAAGTTCGTATCCTCTGTAAGGATCAGATGGTTTTATGCCGCGCTGCTCACCTACTAGCGTGGTGGTGGTGTTTATCAGCGACCACGGCCCAGTTATCGCATAACGCTTGTTACGCAGCAACTTGACTGCATTCTGGATAATCTCAGGCGTTGCCCCAACCTTGACAAGCTCCCGTATAGATTCAGTCCACCTCTGCGCGCCGCCAGTGAATTCGTTGATGCCAACATATTCCACAACCGCCGCGCTAATTTCTCTAAATGGTGTGATTGTTTCCCCGTTTTCTTCAACTTCAGAATCTGCGTTAAGATCTTTAGATTCATATGCATAATCATAATCATGCTCGATTACTTTTGTCTGGAGTTTGTCTGGAGTTTGTCTGGAGTTATCAAGTAGTAGATCATTAGGTGGTTGGGGGTATGGTGACGGTGCTTCTTTATTTGTTCCGGTCTGGTATTCGTACCACGTTGGGACAAAAAAGTAATTGCGTCCTGATATGGTATAGCGTTGGATCATGCCGCGATTGGCGTACCAATTCATAGCCGCCTGGATTTGCTCAAGCGAAACGTCCATTCTCAGCGGGTAAATCTTCGCTTTGATCCAGGCGGCGTTATCCAGTCCGCGCCCCTCACGGCATAGCGCCAGGGGTAACAGCACCCATGTCAGGCGGGTGAAGTCGTCGGGCATATCGTTTACATCCAGGCTTTCTGTTGTCTTTGTGTAAAGCTTTCGGTACTGGGGCATCATCCCCCTCCCACCTTGCACATTGCGGCTAACACTATCTCATGGTACAGCTTTATCCAGTAGTAGGATGTCATGGTTAATCCCTAAAAGTTCATCTATTCTGTATAGGCTTTATTTCTGGTTGATAGCTTTCTCAATTGATGCAGCTCATCGTCTGGTATCTTCCCGACCTGTTCCATTGCGCTTAGTGGAAAGTATCTAATGCCGCCCTGGATCAGCGGGTAGGAGATAACCTTGCCAGTCTTGAAGCTGTACTCTTGTTTCGGCTCATCCAACTTTGTCAGCATGTTGCCGTAAATCGTTCCGCTATCCTCATCAACAAAGAATATAAATACATCTATCGCATACTTGTTTTGGATATACTTGTATTGCTCGTAGTGGCGAACATCTATTCCGGTATCGGGATAGTACGTCCTGGCTGGTTTCGATTTCGTATCAGCAATAAATATCGTCCGCTTATCTCTGCTTGCAACCAGCCTGTCGAATGGATGCGCCCCGCCCGCTCCTGGGTGGTAAGGTATATAGCCTTTATTAATCAAGTAGCGATCTACAACCGCCTCCCCAATATCGCCCTTCTGTACCGTTACTTTGCTGCCCCAGTCACTCATCAAACCTCCCTGTATCGTTACCAAATACTGCCCACCCTTCCCTTTCCTGGCGCGAGAAGTAGTCGAGTTTCCTGCCAACACAAAGGCTGTCTACCATCTGGTAGAACTCGTCTGGTTTCCTGCTATGCTCGCGCATTGCACCATTGATAACAGTTGTTTGATTGCTCAGGCTAATTGTTGGCTTTCCCTTTACGGCCATGATGCAAAACTCAGATTGTGACCGTAGCCAGGAACCCAACCCCATGCGATCCTTCACCCACGTCAGGATCGCCACGTCCCTGAACCCCCATGCGTCCAGCAGTGCAAACGAATGGCGCATAAACTTATGCGTAGTCCACAACCACAATACACAGTCGGCGGCGGCTGGCAGCTTGATTGCCTGGATTTCTTCTAAGCTCATCTCTGGGTAAGGATTGGCCGCGCGCCTACCATCTGCGTCGTACTCTGTGCCATACGGCCATGGCGGGTCGATTGCGATTATTTCAAACACGCCCTGGGGTAGGTTTGATTTACCCTCTGCAATATCCTGGCGCTGCTGTTTGATTTCTTCCTTTCGCTTTCGTTCCTTGTGTTTCTTCTTCGCCTTTGGTAAAGTCATCTCCCCGCTCTTTACCTTCTCGGCAAGTTCCGGGGCTTCTTCCTCCAACTTCTTGGCATCGTGAATGTAATGTGAATTAGTTCCTACTATTTCGGCAGCTCGTTGCGCGGCATAGATTGGTTCTGCTATCGGGTTCTGAAATATTTCAGAACCCGATCTTTTATCGCCACCACCTGCACGCATGTTTTTATTTGCTCTTTCAGCAAACTGCTTTTCGATTTCAAGCGCCACAAATGCAAGTTGCCCACTATTCAAATGCCGCCGTTTCAGGTTTGCCCTCACTACAAACCCAACCGGATCGTTACCCATCCACTCATTATACACTGGCTCTACACCAGCCTTCAAGCAGGCAACGTAACGGTTACGCCCATCCAATATCTTATTTTCGTAGGTGAGAATTGGAAACTGGCTATCGTAGCCCTGGCCGATACTTTCAACCAGTCCGGCCATTTCCTCAGCCGTCATCATTGGAAAAATACTTGCTGCTTCGTGAAATTCCATAATGATTCCCTATTAATTGCAAAGCGCCAAACTTGATCACAGTTATCTGCCAGGATAAATGCTAGTTTGGCGCTAATTGCTACTAAAAATTTACTGTTGATCAAAAGCACTTTATCCTGGCAAATCTAATCTTACCACCTATCCAACCTTTTGTCAATTTAAAAAAATTGTCCAGGTGCGGCTTCGTGAAACTGCATCATCCCCCTCCAAACTTGCACATTGCGGCTACCACCAGCAGCCCGCCGATGACGATGAATTGCGCCAGCAGCAGGCCCAGGACGGCTGCGAGCGGAATAACCGCGGATGATCTATCTTCGTCGTCTGGGTTTGGGATTGGCATTTAGTCCTCCTATCCTGTGGAACCGGCGCCGGCGGGCTGCAATGTTGATCCTGAAGAAACCACACGCTCCCGCCGGCTATAATATAGCGATAGCGATACATATGCGCGCACCTGTCAGCCCCATAATCACTCCGCCTTCTCCAACTGGATAAGTTGATCCAGCGCGGCTTGCGCCAACTGGCTGCCTTCGATAGCCAGTTTAGCCAAGTAAAACGCGACTACATCCAGGTCGTTATTGATGCGGTCGCGCCCGGCCAACAGCACCATCTCATCCCGCTGGCCGGTAAGAGACAGTGCATATATTTCGTCCAACATTTCTGATAAATTAGGTTTCATAAGCACACTATACAGCATTATAAGAAAAAATGATAGTGACGAATGTCACTTCTTTTTTATTATTCATGGTGTTAAAAAGCACATCGAGAAGCGCCTGAAAGAAATTGGTATAGAAATCCTTATTGTGTAATATTAAAAATAATGACATTCGTCACTATCATTTATTCTTCAAATGCTGTAAACTATGAGCAGATTAGTAACCAAACCACCAGGCAGAGAGGATAAGACAATGAATAACATGACATGGAAAATGAACAGAATTCACCGATACTTTCTCGAAAGTATCGGAATCGACTCGGTGATGACTGCCATCACCGAATATTGCACCGACAATATTGGTGTGTTGCCCTCATGTGAGGGCCACACATTCGTAGCAATACCCTCGGAATTATCCGAGGGGCAAATACAGGCCATTCTGAAGTACAATGATGCTTCCAGGGGGTTTGGAAGCATCACTGTCAGCTAATCACAACCGGGCAAAAGCCCGTGGTGTAATAACGCCACGGGCCAGAAAGGATTAAACGATGAAATTCAAATCATACATCAAGAAGACGCGCGGCGATACACTGATGGAGACAGAAACCTGGCATGACCAGCGACCCAGCCACCGGGCGGTTCCGCCCCTGCTCGTCAAGGCGGAGCGCATCGAGCGGGAAGCCAAGCGGCGGGTGGATGAGGCTTTCGAGGAAGCGGAGCGCATGGGTATCTCGCCCTGGGATGCGCTGGCGGAAATCACCCCTGGCCATGCGACGACAATCGAATGGCTGACCGACCTGCGCGACTACTACAACGGCAAGCAGGGCGCTGAATGCGCCTGCGTGACCGATGAGCAGTCCTGCCGCTACTGTCGGGCGATGGCGGCGGTATCAAATTATGAGTTCGAGGAGGAATAAGATGGCAAATGAAATCGTTGTAAGCAATCCAACCTTCCTGGCTCCAGCCGCAAGTGTAAACGATATGCTTGCAGTATATCAGGCCAAGAAAGATTTTATTGATGGCATCCTTCGATCCGGCGTTGACTATGGAACTATCCCTGGATCAGATAAGCCAGCCCTATTCAAGCCTGGGGCGGAGAAGATGGTTAGCTTCTTTGGCCTGTCGCCAACCTTTGATGACATTACGACTATCGAGGATTGGACAGGCGAACAGCACAACGGCGAACCATTTTTCTATTACCGTCAGAAGTGTAAACTGCACAAGGGGGAACGCGTGATTGCCTCCGCTGACGGATCATGCAATTCCTGGGAGAAGAAGTACCGCTATCGCAACGCTGAGCGGACATGCCCACAATGTGGCAATGCCTCGATCTTCAGGAGCAAGAACAAACCAGAGTTTTATTGCTGGGCGAAGAGGGGCGGCTGTGGTGCAACCTTCCCGTTGGATGATAAGCGCATCACCGATCAGGAAACTGGGCAAATCAAGAACCCGGACGTGTCTGAGTTGGCAAACACCATCTTAAAGATGGCGCAGAAGCGCGCCCTGATTGCCGCCGTTCTTATTGGCACGGCAGTATCGGATTACTTCACCCAGGACGTAGAAGACTTTACAAGCGAGAACGTGATGGATGCACAGTTTCGCGATGTCACCGAACACGGTAAGGAACGCAAGCCAGTCACCACGTCCAGGCCGGCAGAGACAATCATCGCCGAATTGGGATATGACGCTGAGCCTGAAACAGAAATCGAATACCCGCCAGAGTTGGCGATAGTCACCAATTCCGATGGTATCCCATACGTCAGCCTGGATGATGACAAGCTGAGCAACATGCTCATTGGGATCAACAAGGCGCTTCGCAAGACTGATCTGACCGACGACCAGAAAAGCCAGTACAACATGAAGCACGACGCTATCCGGCAAATCCAGGCGTTACGGCTGGGCAAGTAACCTGACACGGGGGCGGGTGTAACAGACCGCCAAGGAGGAACACGATGGACGACGGATATTATTGGGCGACGGAAGTATACACAGGGGAACGCGATATTGTAATGGTTTACGAAGGTAGGGTTTTTGTATTTATGACAGATATGAGCTTCGATGTTCAAGACTACAAGGATTATGTTCCCGTAGAGAGCGAGGCCCATCCATGACACACGCCACAAAAGCAATCGGTTGGTTCATTCTCGGATTCGCCACGTTCACGGCTGGATTTGTGCTGATGGGGCTGCCCGTCCTGCCGGCGGCGGTATCCGGTGCTATCCTGGCGATATTGCCAGCGTCTATTGCGGCGATGGAGGGGTAAGATGAGTAATCATAAACATGTGGCTATAATTGATCTCACAGACGATCAGTACAAGCAGATCAAGCGGTGCAGAAAGAGAGTGATTGGCGAAGGTAAGCGTAAAACAGTGCTAGTCGGACAATTCTATTTTCGGAATGATGAATCGGCGTACGTTACGGTTGTCGAGGTTGATGCCGAGACTGCTAAGAGGTTACAAGAATTGTTCGGCGTCCCAAAAGGAACGACTGTTGGCGATATAATTAAATCATGTGCGGAGGGGTGACGCAATGACTAACGCAGCTTATCAACGAGAATACCGGCGGCGTAATCCAGGACTGGCTGCATCCTATCAGCGCAAATACCGTGAGCACAACCTGGAAGCAGTAAAGCAAAGGCAGCATGAATGGTACGAGCGACACCGGGAAGCGCAAAAAGAATACACGAAACAGTATTACCTGGCGCACCGTGAAGAACAACTGGCGTACCACCGGAGACGGCGGCAAGCGAAGAGGGAGCGCGGCGCGGCGATGCTTCGCGAAGTTTTGAGCAAGAAGGAGTCTCCCCATGAAACATCATAAGCGCTGCCCACTGTGCGGCGGAGTGAAGCCGAAGGATGTATGCCGCAAGTGTAATGGCAAAGGTTGTATGGACTGCAACTACACAGTAGTTGCGGTGTGCAAATGTGATACTCAGGTAAAATAGGATAGGAGAATAGAGCGATGGACGAGAAATTTACGTGCACGGAATGTGGTAAGGTGTTACCGAGTGCCGATACACCGCACACATGGGATGATTGTCAGGCATATAAGGGATCTTACAAATGGACGGAAGAAGATCCCGAATGGGGCAGATGGAATAGCGGGGGCGATGTTGTTGCCGCCAATGCAGGTAAAACCATTATCGAGTTGACAATGACGGGTGATGGTGAAGGTGATGATGAGTTACACTTTGTTTTTGACGACGGCGCAAGGATGAGTCTGCTGGATAATGAGCAGTTATGTTGTGAGCTTCGCTACATGACAACCGATGATAACCTGAAAGATTTTGTTGGGGCAAAGTTTGAGTCTGCCGAGGTTCGTGATGGGCCTCAATACAGCAATTCGCACGAAATCCAATTCTTGATTGTCCATACTAGCAAGGGGTCGTTCACAATCGAAACCCATAACGAACACAATGGATATTACGGGGGCTTCGACTTGATTGCTAGAGCTGAATAACCGGAGGTCCATTGGAAGATAAATCATCCCTGACACGCTTTCTTCTACGCCCAATCGTGGCGGCAGGACTGCCGTTTTTATGGACGGTATGTGCGGCGTTGATCGCCGGACTATCTGCCGCCGCGCTGGGCTGGACGGTTGGCTACCACCCTGGCAAATCGGCCGCAATTGCCGCCGCGCTGGTAGCAGTCGTCCTGTACCCAACCTCGTGGCTGTGGTGGGCAAACAGGCTGGACAGTCTCAGCCGTCCGCCGAAGCTCACCCGTCCAACGCGCATCGAAATCTATCTCGACGGCGGTAGGCAGGTGCGCCCGTCAACGCTCGCGGCAACGCCCGATGAGTTGCATGCTGTCGCCGTCAAGCTGATGGCCGGAGCGCGGCTTTCGGGCAGGGCGATGGCTGGGATCATGCCAACAGATCGGTTCTATCACTTCCAGAGCCAGCTGGTCGAGGCGAAGCTAGCACGGGCCAGATCAGCTAACAATAAGGACGGTGTAGAGCTGACTGAGTTGGGGATGCGGGTATTCGAGCGGCTTGCCGCCCCCCTCCCCCAGGCTGAGGCGATGGGAGAATGGGATGTATTGAGCGTCATACAGCACGGCACACAGGGAGGTGATAATGGATAAGCTCATTCTCGCGGTCGTGTTCCTGCTGGTTTTTGTCGCGGCGTACCAGGCTTTCGCGGCGCTGGTGGGAGGATAGAGATGCTTGCATTCCTGATTGTAATCTGTTTCTAGCCAATCAGAAATTTAGCCTTGTTACGCCAAATAACAAGGCTCTGGCAAGCGCTACTGGAAATATTCGATGATTACGAGTAGTAGTAAGCACAACATAGAAACGCTGCGTAATTGTATTATTCAAGACTATGCAAGACTCAAGACCTGGCGCGCGGTTGCCGATAGCTATGGCGTTACTTGCGGAATGGTATATAGAATTGCGCGGAATAATTACGAGCCGCGAGAGACACACGTCAGAGTAATGCTTGACTTGCCCGCCCTCGCCCCTGCGCCCGTCTGCCCGAAATGTGGCAACGTCCATGTGACAAAACGATGCACGAATACCGCAGAACGCCCCCGCACGCGCCGTGCAATCAACCTGGTTGATCCAGCCTCAGCCGCACAGACAATCATACGCCACGCCTCGCCGGAGTTTATCGCGGAGCTTGTGGCGCAACTTATATCAGATAATAGGCGGTGAATACCGATGAACCGATATAAAATGCAGGTTGCATCCCCGCAACATCTTGCGCGAAAGGATAAAGAATGTACCTTGCAATAGCAATTCCAATCTTACTTGTGATCGCAGGCTTCCTGCTGATAGCACTCAGCCAGGACAATGGCGATCCAGACAGCGATCAGGATTTTACATCTGATCCAATTATTTATACTCAAGCTGGGAAGTTGCACCCAGGCTCCCACCTGGAAAAGCGGTGATATGATGCGTAAACTAATCCTGTTTATAATAATCATCCTCCTGCTCGCCTCCCACGCCTACGCGGACGAACAGCCGCCGCAGCCACGCCCGACAGGATATGCTGAAGCAGCCGCTACGAAAGTCAGCGTCCAGACGACGCGGATAGCCGAGACAACCCACCGCCCGCGCCCGATTGCTACCCCAACAGCCTACTCGTATCCCGCGCCAACGGAGGAGCCGTACCCCACGCCCGTGACGTTATCCTATACATTTTGGTATAAGATAGCGGAATGGTTGCGGAGATAACCCACGCTATCCCACTATCCAACAAAAAGCCCCCATAACAGCGGCTTACAAACAACAAGACCCCAGACTGCCTTCGCCGGGGGTCTTGCATTTCATATCGGTTAGTTGCATTTTGTGCCTATTTTCCGATACAAACCGCGAATCTCCTCCTACACATGGCAGGCGAGGCTATGCAATCACGTAGAAAAATTCACCAACCACGCGCTTCGTCCCCGATGCAGTCCAGGTAGTTCCGGCCCAATCCTTAAAACAAGTTACCAAGTCACTTGCACCAGTCATTGAGGCAAACCCGGATTGAGTTGCGCCACCGTTGTCTTGTGCCCGGATCGCTGGATTTATAAAATAGGTTCCAGCAGGTAGGGTATATGGCAGGGTGAAAGTTGTATCTACACTATTTGACGTTCCAACAATATCAAAGTACACGTAAATGATCTTGTTGATTTTTACGTAGTTCAGTACCTTGCGCGTGAAGCTCGACCATCCCACAATGGTTGATAGGCTGGAGAAGTCCACCTTAGCATTTGTGGTATGGTATGAGCCATCTGAGAATTTGTAAGTATTGTCATACTGCTCTACGGTACTGTCTATATATTTAAACAATCCTTTGGAATCTGCTGGGGATGGGTAGAGATTGCTCCAGGTGTTGCCCACCGCGCACCGTCCAACACCAGTTCCAGTAAAGAAAATAAATCTATCTGCGCCACCTGCCGTATTGGTAACATTGAAATCCTTGAATACATTGTTTTCAATCCTGACGTTGTAGCAGGCATCCGGGAAGTAGATCGGTATTCCGACGATGGATGTATTAACATCGTTGTGGGTGCAAACGTTATCCGAAAAGACAATATCGTAAGACGGATCGCCATACCCTCGGATAATATGGTCAAACTTATAGCAGTGGTTTCCGGTGATCGAAATGCCGTGCGAGTTCTGCAAGCGGAACGCCCCAGCCTTGCTATTGTAGATCGTATTCCCATGTATAACCACGCTATTTGCGCCGTTCAGAGCAATACCATCTGAGCGCGTGTTCTCGAACCGGTTGCCAATAATAGATGTTCTCTTTGTTCCGCTGGCATAGATACCGTTGCCGTAGTAGCAGTTTGTGATGGTGTTGCCAAAAATTAGCGAGTCTTCAGCAGCCATCATCCCGTCGCACATACCGTCAATCCGGTTGCCGTAAATCTGCCAGTAACCGCCACGGGCATAGATCCCAGGGGCGGCAGCACCACCTCCGGGAGGGGCAGCTATCAGACTGCCGTGAATATAACAACCTGTGATTGTATTCTGCCCTTCCAGTCCCAGCATATTCCCGGTAAAGTTCGGCACTGCCAACATATCATAGGCTTGCATGTATGCCGTTCCACCGTGAACGCCAATGCCCTGAGAAAACCCTTCAATATCCAGGTTGATAAACTTAGCCAGTTTGATCCCGTTGGCGCTGGTATCAGTGTAGATACACGGATCGTCGTCGCTGCCACCCCCCGCGGTTCCCAGGTTCACAAAATGAACGTCTTTGATAATCAGTTTGTTTCTAATACCACCCGATGTAATAGAGATAAAGCGGCTCTTACAGTTAATGGTAGTTCCCGGCTCTCCGAACAATTCCACGCCAGCCAGGGGTATGGCAATGGGGGATGAAACAACATAAGTACCGGTTGGAATGAATACCGACTTACCAATTACACCAGCCGCGGTCACCGTATCCTGAATTGCCGCCGTGTCATTTATCACACCGTCGCCCACCGCACCATAATCCTTGACGTTGATAAATGCTTGGCGATTCTCGCGCGTTGCTAATGCATCCACTTGGCGTTGCAACTTGTTCATCCGCTCCAAAATCTCACGTTCCATCATAGCGGCTCGCTCATTTCGACGGCGATGCTCTCCGCCCCATCTTCTCCCAAGCTGACGGTCACGCTCTGCACCTTCATCGTGTAGCTCGCGCCGGAGTACGGGTTGATCGCCGTGATCTTGTCTCCCAGAAAGTAATGGACCCCGTAAGCCGAGGAAGGGATTTGCAGCACGTCGAAATTGAACTGTTTGACCGCCTCGGCCTCAGCCAGTTTGACGTCCCCCCGGATATTCAACCCGGCAGTGGTGTCAATATCTGTGGCATTCACAAACACCTCGATATTGTTGGTGTTGACGTTGTAATTCGTCCCGGTGCGAATGGCTACCGCCCGATCCGCCCCTTCGCCTTTACCGCCCACGGTCGCGACGGTCGCCTCCTGGGTGCGGTTATCCTGGTAGATTGGGTTGGCCATGTTACCCCGATCAAGGGCGAAGGTAAGGGTGGCGGTGCGGTCCGTCCCCAACTGGCCCGTGTACCAGCGCCATTGCCATGCGGTAGCTGAGGTCTTGACCAGATCCATATCGCCCCCGCCCACCTTGCACAGATCTTGCAGGCTTTCGAGCAGGTTGTCATAGGAGCAGAACCAATCTTGAGTATTGCCTTCTGCCCCGTCCGTTTCCACGGTCAGCCCGGCAATAGCCCCTTCCCGGATGCGCCCGTTGGCAATCGTGGCGCTGGCCGCGGCGTTGTACTTGACCAGCGTGTTGGCGATGGTCTCAGCTTTAACGCCAACGAACTTGCTTCGATTAGTGTACCCGGCGGTCCAGTTCACGATCCGCCAGGAGAGCATCGACATCAGGCCGTTGCAGAACACCTGGGCAGTGGGCTTTTCCCCGTAGGCCCAGGTCAGCATCCGATACAGGCCTGTGATCTCCCGCGTCCATGCGCCACCGTCCGGCTTGCGCCACACCTCCACCTGCCATTTATCGGCCAGGGTGGAGAGGAGCGGGTGGTCCCCCCGCACTGAGAACTGGATCACCCCCGGGGTGTTGACCTGGCGCATAAACGACAGAGCCGTGAAGTCCGTCAGGACATATTTCAGCACCCCGGAGGTGTCGTAAACATCGAGCCGGTAGTCAGCAGGCATCAGGAATCCGCCGTATAAGAAACCTCGAACCCGAGGATGCGGGCTTCCGCATTCAGCGTGTCGAGTACATTGACCGCATCCCGCTGGTAGGTTAGCCGTACAAAGTCACCTGCGGTTGGGGACGAAAGGTTGACTGGATTGGTCAGAGTATGCACATATTGATAGCAGAGAGTTTGCTGCAGCGCGGAGTAATCAGCGTGCACCCCGGTATCTTCTCCAACCGCCCCATACTGGACAGCCAGGCTCGAATAAATTTGAGCGTTATTTGCATCCGTGTTGATGACCGCCTTCACGGTCATACCGGAGGCATAATCGGAGGGGATCTGGAAGGACCCATACACATTGGAAACGGCCTCATTGGGCATTTTTAGCCCATAAGTGCCGTACACGATCACCTCGGACATTGGCTCGACTAGAAAACTCCGGGTCCGGTTGGCGATCTTCGCTGGGGTCACGGCGTCGGCCGCCAGTTTGCCCGTGGTCACTGCCAGGTCGGTTATCCCGGCCGTGGCAATCTGGCCAAACCCGAGCGTAACCCCGCTCCGGCGCAGCACGTCCCCGTCGGATACAGTTGCAATGTCCGCCGGGTTACCAATTGAGTTTTCCCCCCGCCCGATCACGCTCAAAGCTGCACTGTCCCGCAATTTGGTGTCGTCGATCGCGTTGGCGGCAACCTTGCCCGTGGTCACACCCAAATCCTTGATCTGCAGGGCACCCGCGATTTGAGTCAGACTGGTCGCATCCAGACCCGGAGTCGCCCAATCCCGCTCATCCGTGAGCGTCACCACCCCGGCGTCCGTCACGCTGGCCTGATAACAGTAGATCATCCACTCCGTGCCGCGGGTCTGAGGTGTCAGAGCGGGCGGCGTTGTGGTCCCGGTCAGGACGTAGGCGCTGACATTGAATCCGCTCCACAGGCAGCGCAGCACGATCCGGTCGATCCGCACCGTGCCCGGCGAGGCGCTGGGGATGTTGATATCCTGGGCTGCATCCAGGTAAAACCACTTCCCGTCCACCATGGCTCCGCCCGTGTTCATCGAGACGGTGTTCGCCCCGGTGACGGTGCACGCCAATTTATTCAGTAAGCGGGAAGCGATCCCCTCAAAGTCATTGCAGCCCGCCATGACCTTGGCAGCCATGGCCCACTGCGCTTGAGTGTAGGATACCTGCTGATCCCCGGTTGCGCCGCCAGTAGTCCAGAAGCCTGATAATTTAGCCAAAATATCACCTCCTCATAGCCCGATGAATCGGGTGAAATACACAAACGAAACGGCGGTGGCCAGGGTCGCCCCGGTCCCGGTGACCGTGATTGAATTCTGGCCCCCGGCCACTTCGGGAGCCGCTGCAATGTGGAAGCTAGCCAGGTCCGAGTCGTCGGTCAGATCTGCGATCTTGTTCGCCCCGGCCGCGTTCTTCACTGTCTTGTAACCGTAGCGACAATCAATTTCGTACCAGTCCCCGGCCGCAATGGTGATCCCGGTAAAGTCCAGCTTTTCGCCGGTGGAGTTATTTACGATCTTGCAATCCGTGATTGGCCCGGTGATGCGAATAGTGGGATAGGTCAGCCAGGTGCCGGAGTAATCCACCACTTCGGACGCGTCCACGGTGGACGCCCCGATGGTCATGGGGATCACGGTCGGGACCAGCATGGTATCGGTCCCACCGCCCAGGCTGAAGGACATCCCTTCCCCTCCCGGGTCGTACCAGACCGGATCGGCCGCCTTCAACGTGAACCCGACCTTGATCGAATACTGGACCGTGTCGATGCTGGCGAAAAAAGGGCCTTGCACGCAGTAGCAGTCCAGCTGGCGGATGGCTCCATTGTCCAGGATGAAACGCAGCCGGGTCATGGCAACCGGGGTAAGGAAAGACAGGAGCTCCTCCCGCCGCACCCAATGATCATCCCAATCCGCACCCATGACCAGGATCACCAGGTTGACCAGGCGCGAGTCAAGGCGAAACCCGAGGTCTGTCTCGCCGTGCTGTAATGGGCCGCGCTCCGTGAGCCGGTGCAGCTGCGGCATCCCGAATCCGTCATGGCTCAGGTGGCGGTAGTGCACGTTGTCCGATAATAGGATTGAATCGGCGCCCTGGATCAGGTATAGATCAGCCATACATCGCCGCCAATAACTGGACCTGTTGGATCAGGTCCGATTCACTCCGGTAGCCGTAGTTCCCGGTCAGGTTGAAGGTGTTGTTCGTGGTGTAGGAGTTGGGCAGGATCACTCCGTTGGTCCAGGGTATGAACTGCTCCGGCCCGGCCTCGCCCACCCTGTACATCTCCCCGGCATAGACCGGCCCACCGTGCTGCCGCCCGTGGCCAGACTCTGTGCCGCCGATCCAGACGGTCCGCTTGTTAGTGGTCTCGTTGATCGTGACCGTGATAGTCTTTTCAGTCGGTAGGCCCAAAAGTTTGTTGGCGATCCCTTCCAGATCTGCGGCGGTTAGCGGCAGCCCTGCCTGCAGTCCGGCCATGAACTCCTGGGCGGTGCCGTAGGCGTCATAGGTGGCCTGATCCACCAACCCCCAGTCCAGAGCAATCGCTGCCAGAGCTTCCCCTTCAGTTGTAGACAATCCATCCACCGCCGCCGACTGCTCTAACAGGTTGAACATGATCTTGGCATGCGCTTCTGCATGAGCGGTGGCGTTATCCGCGAATTCTTGCTGCAGGATGTCCTGCTGGTCTTTCAAGTCCTTCAGCGTGGCGTCCTGCTCCGGGGTCCGGTACTGCATCTTTTCCAGGGACGCGATCTCCTGCGTCACCTTGTTGATCGCGGTCTGGACTGCCGCCTGCTTTTTTTCGTGCTCATCCAGACTTTTCCCCACCGGGCCGTCGATGAACAGGTGGAGCTCGTCCATCTTCTGCTTGAGCTCGTCTTCGGCGGCCTTGAGCTCATCCGTGGCCGTGGTCGCCTCATCGATCGCGACCTTGTACCCGCGCCCCCGCATCTCGGCGTTCTTCATCCCGGCTGCCAGCGCGTCCGACTTCTGCTTGGCATCGAATTCCGCCTGCGACATGATGTCCATCGTGTGCGAGACTTCCATCCCGGAGGCGTTCAGGATACGCAGCCCGTCATCGGTTTCGATGATCGAATAGCCAAACTCGCGCGAGGCGTCCTGCACCTTCTTGATGTAATCCTCGTAACTGCCCCCGGTGTCCATGACCGCCTCGCCCTGGTTCTCGATTGAGCCGGTCATTTTCTCGGCGCTGATAAACAAATTATTGAACCATGTGAACAGGTCGTTCAGGGCCGGGATCACCGCCATGCCGATAGTCATCTTCAGGTCGGTGAAGGAGTCGCCCATCTCGTCCAGCGACATGCGATATTCCTCGGCCGCGTCGAGCCCTTCCTGGCTCATCAACCGCCCGGTGCCCTCGATGCTGTCCCCCATCTCGGTGATCTTGGTGCTGCCCAATTCCATGATCCGGGCCAGGTCCGCCCCTGATCGGCCAAAACTGTCCATCAGGAATTTTGTCCGCTCCACCCCCGGCTCCAACTCCAGATACTTGTCGGAGAGGATGCCAAGATTCTCGATGGTGGGCTTGATCCCTTTGCGGATGCCCGCTTCGAGACCGGTGGTCAGGGTATCAAACGAGATGCCCATGTCGTCCGCAACCTGGATCAACTTTGACGCCTCTTCTGGACTTGCGCCGATGGCGGTGACCAGCGACCGGACTTGATTGGCGTACTCCAGGGTCTCATCGGCCAGCTTCTTGACCCCGGACCCGATCGTGACCATCGTACCGAGGGCAACGCCCGCGATCCCCAGGGCCTTCCCGACCCCCTCAAAGTTTTTCTTCATCTTGTCGCCGGAGCCGGTGACCTTTTGCATCTCCTTGGAGGCCCGGTCCACCGCCGATATGATGATCTTGACATCATTCGAGCCGACTGGCATGGTCCACCTCCGCCGCCGCGGCGCTCAGCACTTCGGCCTCGCCCGGGTGCAGGCGCGCCCATTCGGCCCAGTTCTTCTGGCCGTCTTTGTCGCGGTAGTCTTCCTGGTGCTTGTAAGCGTAATACACGTTCAAGGCCGCAGTCATGTGCTGGACCTCCTTGGCGGACAGCCAGGCCCGGCCCAGGATCGCCTCAACGCCCCAGGACCGGCAGCGCAGCGCCAGGTCGAGCATCGCCGGTTCACGGCCCCCGCCCGTACAGTAGACGTAGACGGAGGCCATTACTCGTTTGGGTTTTCGTCCGCCTCCCGGTACAATGCAATGACCTCGTTGATGAGCCATGCCAGGAGTCGAGCGCTGGATGTTGGCGGGGTAGCGGGGAAGGAATCCACTCCCACCTGGGCCGGGAGCCCTTGCAGGTCCCACCGTTCCACGCACCCCAGGACCGCGGGCAGCAGGGTGAAGTTGTATTGGCGCCGGGTGGCCCCGTCTGGCAGCGCGGTCGCCTGGGAGATTGCCGCTTCGATATCCAGGGCCTGGGGATAATTGAGCGGATCGGAGATGGTTACCGTGCCGGTCCATCGCTTGACGGGTGAAGTGATGACTTTGCTCATGGCTCACCGTCAGGTTATTATAGCCGTCACCCAGGCCGGGACAGTACCCGGGTATGGGACGAAGCGGGCGCTGTATTTGGCGCCCTCGACCGTGTACTTGGTGCACACATAGCCAGAGTTGGCGGAGGGAGCGATCACCCCGAACGCCGGGTCGCCAGTAGTCCACCATCCCTGAATCCCGAACCCGATCCACAGCCCGAGGGGAGTGGTGAAGGTCGGGGCCGAGATGGGCGCCAGGACCGCGTGCGATCCGGACAGGACCGGGGCCGCCCCGGAGGCCGAGATCGCAGCCGCGGCCAGGTTGCTGAAAGGCCCAGAAATATCAATCGGGGCATCCGGGTGGTTCGCCAGGTAGCCTTTGACCTGATCCTGGTACGCGGTCAGGTCCTCTTCGTCGTACGCGAACCCGACCGGGGAGATGGAGTCGACTCCAATCTCGCGCGGAGTACCCGCTGAGTCATCCACGCAAAAGCGGGTCCATTTCGATACAGTTCGTCCAGTTGCCATGTTGGCTTACTCCTCTAGTAGGCGCGCACAAAGGCGCTGAAAAAAGTGACTGTTGTCATGCCCCCGGCCAGGGCCAGCTGCCAGCGCAGGTAGCGCCGGACGGTGGCCGCATTGCTCAGGGCGATCACCCCGGAAGCAGGCAGGGCTGCGAAGCCGATTGCCGCGCTGGTCGCTCCTGCCAGGGGCAGCCAGACGGCATTGTCGGCTGAATCATCGACGGAGATCGTGCAGGTCCCGGCCGCATTGCTGGCGGTGATGTGGTAGATCAGATACCCGCCCTTGGCGGTGGAAGCTTCGGCGTAGTTGTCGATCCCGGCCGCAGTATTGGCCGCCGTGGCAGCCGCCATGGGGTGGAGCACCTGGCCCCATGGCCCGGCGTAGAGCAGGGTTTCAGCATTGGCCGCCCAGCCTGAAAATGGGGCGGTGACAAATACCCCGCCCTCGGTCGTGACCTGATAGCCTTTGTGGACAAACTGGCCGCAAAAGCATGGGTCGCCCTGGGACGGTGCGGCCCGGATTCCTTTCGCCACTGTCACCGTCCGTTTGGCCCCCGCCGCTCCCAGCGCAGCGTGGATTCCCGTCACGGCGGTATTGTCAAATACCCCGTTGAACGTGCCCGGATTGACCTGGGCATTGCCCCGTAGATAGCCCTTGACTTGATCCATCCAGGCAGTCAGGTCATGCTCGTCAAAGGTCACCTCCAACGGGCCGACCGAACGGCCAAAGCCGCTCAGATCGTAGCCATCCACGTACATCCGGGTCCACTTTTCTAAGGTCCTGCCAGTCGCCATACTTCACCTCAGTTCACAAATTCCATGATCCGCAGGACAAGGTCGCAGCCGTGGAAGCCGTTGCCCGACGGATCAGTCACCGGACCAAAAGCGGTGATACCCTCCACCTGCAAGTCGATCAGCCCGGCCAGGGCATCCGAATCAATCAGCTTGTCCAGGACCGCGAAAACATGCTTGACAAAGTCGCCGTACAGGTCGAACAGGCCCCGCTCCGTGGAAAGTGAAGCCTCCAGGAAGCGGTAGGTCAGCAGGTAGGTGACGGTCTTCGCGGCCTCCGCGCTCCCGAAGCTGTCCACCGTGATCACCAGCTCGGAGACGAACCCTTCCGGGTTCGGGTACAGAAGTGGGCAGTCCCGGTCAACCACACTCTCCGGGATCTCGTGCAGGTCGCAGATCTTATTGATCCCGGTCACGTCCAGGGCGGCAATGTTGTGGCAGATATTCGTAATATTCAGGCTCATACCAGCCGCCTGAAAGAATTCGCGATCTGCTTGACCTTGGCGGGGATGTCCTCGGGAGTAATCACGACCCCGGCCGCCGTGGCCAGGGAGGTGGTGGACTGGTTCTCCCCGGTGCGCCGGGAATAGGCCGACTTGACCATCAAGGAAACCGCCTCTTTGACGTCCGCGGGAGCCGTGGCGGCATACCCCCACGAGCCCTTGACCGAGATCACACCCTCGAACTCACCATCTTCATCCGGCTCCCAGCGGATATTGCTGGACCGCTTCAAGTGGATGGCAAAGTACGGGGGAGTGTTCCTGGGCAGCAGAGTGTACTCTGTGGCTGGAATGACGGTCCCATCCCCGTTGATCAGCCCATTAGCGTCGATGCTGAGCAGGTCTTCGTCCAGCCAGAGCAGCAGGTTATCGTTGGTGGCGTAGGGGCAATTGAAGTATCGAGTCTCAGCCGTTCGGGTGTAGAACGTGCGTGGACCGAGCGGGATCAGCGCCTCGAACTGGCGGGAGGCTGATTCGATCAGGCGCTCAATCACACCATCATCCACCGCGTTGGCCGTGGTGATCCGAGCGTACTCCTTATACTCCTGCAGGGTGATATAGCCGTTGGTGATGCTCATAGCTCACCTACCCTACTGCGCATAACCGATCACGGAGAATGTGAAGGATGCCGCCACTCCTCCGGCGTCCACGATCACCCAGCGGGCGCGGGCGTAGGCTCCAAACAGGGCAGGACGCACCGCTCCGGCAGCCACATCAGCCGTTGCGTCAATGACCGCCGTACCCGGGGCCGTGGGGTCAAAGATCATGTAATAAGCCTTGGCGCCTCCGGTACCGACCGCCTGGGTAAAGTGGCCGCCGTTGTAGTAGGTGATCCCATCAATGGACCAGTCCACGAACACGTCCAGGGTATCGGTCACTTCGGAGGCTGCAGCCGTGACCGCCAGGATAAAGATGTACCGCTTGCGCTCCCCGGCGATGTAAATGGGGGTACCGTTGGTGCCCGCGGTAGCGCCGCGGGCTGCGCTCTCGGCCAGGGCAATGATTTCGCCCTGGGTCAGGTTCGCTCCTCGTCCCATTGCTTTACCTCCCATGCCTGGGGTGCATGGATGCCGCCCCAGGCCTCGATTTCAGGTGCGGGTCAGGATACCGATTGCAGGTACGCCCCTTCATCCAGCGGGACATACCAGATCGAGAACTTGGCCGCGCCCGTAAGCAGAGCGACGGTGGTCGACTGGATTCCAATGACCCCGCCCGGAGGAACGCCCACCGGCCCCAGCATCCCGATGATGTAAGGGATCGGCTGAGCCATGGATGCCCCGATCCCGGAGAACGTGGTTGCCCCGCCGATGGTTCCGGCTGCCAGAATGCGAGTACCAACCGCCAGCCCGGAGGCTGTCAGCGAGATCGCACTCAGATCAATTTGTGCCCCACCCGTGGGGGTGAAGTAGTATTTGAGCAGTGTCGCTTGAGCTCCGAGTTGGGTCGTGATCTCGCCCACCAGCTGGTTGATCAGGACGCGCCCACCGACCAGGGTAAACAAAGGCCAGACCGCGATCCCGCCCCACCCAGTGGCAGGCAGGATCGGCGTGTCCACCCGCAAGCCGTAGTTGATGTCCGCAATGCGATCGATAGTGGATGGTGAATAACTTGGCATATTCTTGCTCCTTCTGTCAGGGCATCTCTGCCCCCCTCATCCAGGGGGGCAGAAGCTGTGCCTAGTCGGTGATATAGGCGTCCGCCGCCATCGACGCCATCTTGGAGGCGTAGCGCGGCTTGATCCAGTAGGTAACTTCCCAGAAGTTAGTAGCCTGCCCAGAATTGGCGGCCACGGCTGCGATGCAGTTGTAGCCCTCCCCCAGGGTGGCGGGGTCGATCTGGAAAATGATATAGCAGTCGCCGGTCACCGCTCCACCCATCGTGAAGTTGACCGCGTCGGTCTGTGCGGCCAGCTGAGAGGTCAAAGTCGAGACGTTGCCGTACCAGATCGGGACAACATTGGCGATTGCCACAGCGTCGGTGGGCGCAACGGCCTTGGCCCGGTTGATCGAAAACAATGTCGCATGGCCCACGGTTTGCGCCAGGTGGATCACCACCCAGGCCATCTGGGCATCTTTCAGCGAGACGTAATCGGCGGTCGAGCCGCCGTTGGTCGTCACCGGCCGGGTCCCGGAGACCGGGAACAGTCGTTCAGGGATAAATGGGTACATGGTTCTTACCTCCTCTTATCGCGCAGCGAGCGCGACGAATGGGCTCAGGGTGTTACCGCCGCCCTTGTAAGGAACCAGCGGGGCCGCGATCTTGGGCTGGCCATCGCACCGGTAGACGAAGCGGAATGCAACCTGATCCGTCAGGAATTGGACATGGATCGAGGATGCAGCCTGCACATCCTTGTCGATGGTGACATACTGGCTCATGTCGGCCAGGATAATATCGCCTACATCACCAAGGGTGGCGTTGAACTCAGTCTCGATCACCGGCTTGCCCAGGAGCGCTCCCGATGGAGCATTGGGCAGCGATCCAGGCCCCATGTACATCGGCATCCCGCCGGTGCCCACGGACAGAGATAGAGCGTACAACTGCGGAGTGACGTCAGTGTTGATGTACCATGCTGCATTGGCCTTCGAGCGGGGGTGCATCCGGGCCCACATCTTGAAGATGTTTTCGGTCACGATGGTATCCGCCAGTTGCCCGGCTTCCATCGGCACTTTGACTAGGGCTCCTGATTGCAGGATGCCCAGCGGGCCAGCCACGCCATCCCCGTTGCAGATGTCGTCATTGACCATGAAGTCAAGTTCTTCCGCTGCCCCCTGCTGGATGATCCCGGCCAGGGCAATGGTATCCTGGAGCAGTTCCTCGGTGGCGTAGCACAGCACCGCGTATTTCTTCAAGCGGAGCTCCATCAGCCGGAAAGACGGCTCGGAGGGTTGTTTGGTCCCCGCTTCCGCCAGGCGGTAGCCGCGGATCCCGCCCCAGCGGGCGCCGGTGGCGCGGCTCTTCTCGTCCACGGCCCGCACGGTCAGGCTGTTAGAATTCGGTCCGATTGGCAGTTTGGCGCAGCGAGACGAGAACGGACCCGAATCATGCAGCGGTTTCAGCAGGACGGACACGAAAGTGGGCTCCAGCAGGAATCCGCCCTCCGATCCGACCAACTCATTGGCGCCCAGTTGCTTGATGTTCAGGGCCTTCAAGCGGGGCGCCAGGTCACGGCCCTGGGACAGGGTCGCAGATTTCACGGCGGATAGTTGGTCGCCCAACGATGAGAACGGAATATCCGCCTCATCCCGGGTAACTTCCAGGAATCCGCCTGCGTTGGTGGTCGTCAGCTTAGCCGCAAAGTCGGCGATGGCCTTAGCCGCAGCCGAAGTAGCCGCTTTTTCGGTGGCGTCCGCCACGATTTTTTCGACATCGAGTGTTGCAGTATCTCCCATTGTCTTTACTCCTTGGAGAACAGTTGATTCTTGAGCCTCAATCGCCTTCCTGCCCGGGTTCACCGGGAGCGTAAGCGGATCGGCGCTCAGAGATTTGAGCGGGACCACCACGTTGCGCGGCTCAGCCGGGACATGGGTCATGGAGGCATCGATGATTGGCCACATTACGATCCAGTTGGACTTCCCTGCCGGCTGGCGCTCCACCAGGTGGGAGGCGGAACCACTGGACCAACCCAGCTTGCCCTCTTCCCCCATTTCACGGATGTACTTCTCATACTCATCGCGCTCCTGCAGGATGGTCTCAGCCCACAGACCTACAGAATCCATGGTAAGCTCCACCTTGCCCAGCTTGCGCCGTTTCAGGATCGGGTCCTGGCCGTGGTTCCAGTACAGCGTTACCTTGGCTGGGAATTCCAGGTCAAAGTCGGTTTTCGGAGTGAAAAAGTCCCGCTCCGGCGAGATGTCGGTGTCCTCTGGGTTCCCCCAGCGTACCAAGTACCCACCAAACTTGCCCCCATCACCGAGCGCCTTGACCTCGCCGCCAAAAGCCACGACAGTCTCATCTTCCGGGGATTCATCGGCGGATTTCTTCTCTCGCCACATACTCATGCACATTGCTACCGCTTGATCCTGGTCCATGGCGGTCCCATCCTCCAGCACTTTCGGGACGCAGGCCGCCATCCATTCTTTCTCATCCTGATAGTCTTGCGGATCAGGCATACTCACCTCCAGACAATAAAAAAAGCGGCTGAAATGCAACTCGCAAGATCTCACGATCCTGCTGGTCACTTTTCAGCCGCTGCCAGTGTTCCGCTAGCCAGCGAACTCCATCAAGTGAGCACATTATAGCACCAATATTATAAAATTGCAAGAATCATCGCAAGTTGTCTAATCCAATTTCAGCTTGTGGATCGCCTTCTTCACCCCGCCGTTGAACTTCTCCACGATGCGCTGGATGCGCTGCTCGATGATGTCCTCGATGGTCTGCCACCCGACGGCCTGGATCAGCTTGTTCTGGGTTGCCCGCTGCTGGACGTATTGAGCGTAGGGGGTTTCATTCGCCAGGAACGCCTTATATCCCTCACCGTGTTTCTTCCACCCCCGGCGCAGCTTTTGGGTGCGGTTGTAGGGCACATCAATGACTCCATGCGCCAGCGCCCAGAAGAAATACCTGCGCTGAGCGACCGACTTGAACCCTTTGCCACCTGCCCCATACCCGTACACCGATACCCGGGTGACCCGCTTTTCGGGCGGGTACTGCCGGAGCACGTCGAGCAAGTATTTGTAGCTCTCATCCGCGCCCATGTTCCGGGCCTCTTCGGGCAGTTTATCCAACTTCGCTTTGAGCTCTGGGATTCCTTGCACGTCCAGCCCGATAAAATCACTCATGGTGTGACAACTCCCTCCGCTAAAGCAGTTCTGGGCAAGGCTGCACTACCATGCCAGCCCAATGTCCGGGATATTGCCCGGGGTGAGCGGGGCCGTGGTGGGGGTCAGGGTGCATTGGCAGTGGAAGCCATGGCACTCCAGGTTCCGAGATTGGGGGTAAATGCCCCTGGCACGCGCTTCTTCCCACTGGAGGGCCGTGGCGACCCACTTGTTCAAGCGCTGGCAGTCGTTGCAATGCTCATCCGTCGCTCCCAGCTGCCACATCAGGCGGGCCTGCTTCCCGAAATAAGCCTCGGCCCAGGACACGATCTCATTGTAGCGGTTGGCCCACATTCCGACCCGGTTCAGGAACGGCTCGACCGGATCACCCAACGCGACCGCTTCCTCGATCCCACCGGCGAACTCCAGGATGTAGTCCGTCTCCTGCTCGATCCGCTTTTGCAGGGTGAACCAGTCTTCGACGGTCTGATCCTCCGGGTCGTACCCAACCGCCTTGGCGCCCTCATTCCAGGCCCGGGTAAACTGGTCCTGGATCATGTCCATCATGGCATCAATGAACTGATAGGCATTGATCTTGCCGGTATAAAAGTCAAGCACGGCCCGGCGCATGGCGCGGGCGTAGAACTTCTCGGTCTTTAGCTCGACCGCCGCGATCCGCAGGACCCGGATCAGGTTAGCCCGCGCTTGCGGTTTCGAGCAGGTCATTGGCCCTCTTCAATTCCTGGGCGATCAATTGCAAGGCCGGGTCACCCCATGGCAGCGCCGGCTCCGCCTCCGGGTGCAGAGCGGTGACGAACGCCTTGCGCACCCCTTCCGCATCTTCGACCCCTTCCAGACGGGCGCAGATCGCCGCGTATACATCCAGCGGGATCGCCACGGGGACAAAAGATACCCCGCTGGCCTTCTCACCGCGCCCGACCGCGCTCAGGCATTTGCTCTGCCAGATCGAAAGCTCTCGCCCCAGCTGCGGGTCAAATTTGGCGGGTGGTTGCACTCCAGGCGCGCCAGGTTGCACTCCCGGTTGGGCGGCAGGCGTACCCGGCTGCTGCCCGGCAGGCGCTTGACTGGTGAACGGGACCAGACCAGGCGGGACCGGCCCCGGTTTCTTCTCCTCCGGGTCGAGATCCTTGTACTTCACACCCCTGGGCAGGTCCAGCCCCAACATCTCGGCCGCGATCGAGAGTTTGATCCCGGCGTCCACGTAGGTCTTGAAGGCCTGCGCCCGCTCGGTTTCGTTCTCCTGGTAAAGCTCCATCTCCTCCGGGCGGAATTCGAGGTGGTACCCCAGCTCTTTGAGCACCTGTTCGTTGAGCGTGTCCCCGATAAACTTCGCCAGCCCGTTCAGGTTGTTGTCATACAGGTTTTTCTTGTCTTGCTGAGCCGTGGCGTAGTTGGCAGCATTGGCGGACAGGAGCGACTGCGGGATGCCGGATGCGGTGGAGATCGCCTGGCGGGCCTGATCGGTCAGATTCCTGTCGGACAGCGCCTCCAGCCCTTCCCCGATGATGGTCGCCGTGACTTCGGAAGTCAGGATGTGAGCGCCAAAAGCATTGCGCACCCCGCGCATGAACTGGCTCCACCATAACTTGATCTTCTCCGCCTCAGGTTCCCTGGTCGTGGGCGGGATCGAAAGCACGGTCGCTTTGATCGCACCCCGGGCGAAATATTGAGCCACGAAAACATCCAGGTTGTAGAGCACAGCCGCGGCTGAAAAGGCCGCTTTGGCAGGCCAGGCATTGGGAGGGCCAACCTCCACCGCCGCGTCAGGCAGCCAGAAGTACACGATCTCTTTCTTCGGCTCATAGTGTTTGGGCACCCCACCGACCGGACGCTCGAAGTGTTGCAACCCCAGCTTGGGGTCCACCACCGGGGTCACAGAACCGGGCAGCATGTAGCGCAGGCTCTGGTCAATCACGCCTCCGCCTTTCTCCCGCAATAAGTAGGCGTATCCGTAGCTGAACAGGCCGCCTGCGGTCAACTGGATCGTGCGGAACGGATTGGGCCAGAATCCGACAATGTTCTGCCAATCGCTGGATTTGTCGACCTCCTTGCCCTTTTCATTCAGGATGTAGAACGGGATCTCGGACGTGGAGGACATCACCAGGTTGACCGCCCGGTATAGCCAGTCAACTTTGGAGAGCATCCCGGTCTGGGAGTTGGCGTCCGGCCCCCCGGTCAGCCAGGTCCAGGCTTCCTTCGGGTACTCTTCTAGGTCGAATGACTTGATTCCCCCGGTCGTGCTCGGCTTGAATAAAAAGTTTTTCATCATTGCTCCACCTCAGAAAATAACCCGGCCCACATGCTCGATCAATTCAGCGTGCGCCCATACCAGGGCGTCCAGACGGTTGGGCGATTTGTCGCCCGGCACCCACAGACAGAGTTCATCCTCCAGCGCCGGGAACGAGCCTACATGGTGGGCGCGTCCTTTCTCGTAATGGGCCGCTACCGGTTCGGCCCGCACTGCCTTGCCCCGGCTGGCGTGGACCAGAAGCACGTGAACATTCGGGTCCACTGTCTTGATGGTCTGCTGCACCATCTCCCCACCCTGATTAGACTCTGCAATAATCGCATCCGCCGCGTAGTGGTAATAGGCATCCACCGCCGCCGTGGCCCAAGTCAGCGGGCTGCCCTGCACGCTGTCGTCGCCCAGAATGTAAGTCTCATCGCCATCGATCCCCACCGTGACCACCCCGCACTCGTCTCCCATGCTGGTGGTGGAGGGATCGACCCCGACTACGATCCGCCACAACTGCTCCGGCGCTTGCATCACTCGCCCTTTTTCCAGGGTATCCCTGGCCCACAGCGCGCCTGGCGCTTCGTCAAGATCCTCCGCCATGATCTCCTGGCGGTAGGCCACCGCGGTCATGTCCCCAGTGATCTCGTCCAGCGCCTCGGGCGAGATGTACGGGTTGACCAGACTGGTGAAGTGGAACGTCGCCCACCGTCCCGTAGTGTCCCGGCTGGCCCGCTTGAACATCTTGGCCGCATGCTGTGGGTCCCGCGCCTTGGATGCGCTGCGGGAGTGAAGGCTGGGCGGGGTGTAAATAAACACCGCGTCCCCATTGTTATCCAGCAGCATCGGCACCCCCACCAACTCCCAGGCGTCCTCGTCCATCAACTGCCATTCGTCCAGGATCAGCAGATCGGCATAATCGCCCCGCAGCGTGTCCGCGTTCCAGGCCGTTTTCGCCCGGATGCGCTGCTCCGTCCCTACCAGCTCGATCAGTTTCTCTGTCTCGTTTTTATAGAACGTGCCCGAATCAACCGGCTCAACGAGTGCTTGCTTGACCGTGGCCCAGAAACGGCCAGTTTGTTCCGAAGTAGGAGCGGCATACAGGACCCGTTCCCTCGCCAGAAACGTTTGAACAGCCAGAATTGCAGCACCCACAGTTTTTCCACCCCGGCGTCCGGCCCGCACCACTTTGCGCTTGGCTGGTGAAATAATAAACGCCGCCTGGTGATCATGCGGCCTTGGGAGGCGGATTGTGTACTCAGGCACTTTTCTTATCCTCATACACAACTTTTAGCACCACTATGCCGTCACTCTTGACATCCAGCTTATCCGGCACTTTGCCAAACGCCACTTCGATGAACGCCCGCTGTAATTGCGGGTTCTTCGATTGCGCCCACTGTCGCAAGATATCCTCAGCAACCGTCGCCTTATGACCGTCAACGATAATTGGCTCACCCTTCTTCAGCGCGGTTTCGTGCGCGATCTGCTGCGCCAACTCGCGGAGCGCGTCAAAATTCCGCGGCTTACCTTTGCGGTTAATTCTCGGATCGCCTTTCTGGAAGGGCTTAGAGTTTGGGATAGGATTATTCGCCATAACTGTTACTCGACTGTTAGCTGTCGCTAACCTCGATTACTGCCTTCACCTCAAGCCCTAGCCAATCCAGCATGACTTTGACTTGTGGCTTGCAATCTTCTGGTAGGTTCAACGTAATGTTTATTGTGCCGTCTGCCATCGTTTTTATCTGCCTGAGTTCAGCGCGTATCTCTACCGCCTTGACTTCCTTTGCGCTCCTCTCACTTAGCTTTCGGCTTGCGTTTGTCAACTTTATCCTGTCGCTTGACATGCCTTCTCCGCCTCTACGCCTCAGTATTCTGCCTGGATGATCGCATACGCCTCCAAGGTGTTTCCACCAGTGACAAACTGTATCTCCAGCCTGTACAACTTGCCAGCCGTGAGCGATTGCATTACGGGGCAAGTGATAACGTCCCCGCTTGCACTCGCCGTTCCTGACAGCACTGTGGAGGTCACGTCCGTCCTCTCGCCGCCTGTCACGTCCCAGGCTTTGACAACGATACTGGTCGGCGCTGATCCCCACGGCGTAGTCGTGAGCTGATAGACGATCTTCTCGTCTGCGCCCTGTAACAACTGTCCTTCACGTACTTCACGGGATATTGTCATTCTCTTGTCTCCACAGTAAGCCCAGCAGAACGGCTGGCAATAGTCAAGTCGTCTCCCCTGGCGCGTACCGTCAGATAATCGCCGCGGGTAAGCAGCGCAAATGCCGCCGATCTTGCGTGAATGGTCAAGTCGTCTGTACGTGATAGCAGCGTAAGTGCCATGCTAATATACAATAATATCACCAGATTGGCAGTCGCCGTAGCCTCTCCTGCCGCTGATCCAGATAAACTGCCAATACCTTCCAGGAGCGCGCTTGCGCCAGCTATCCCGTCAATTGATCCCGCTAATGCTCCAGTCCCAAAAAGCGCACCACTTGCGCTCGATGTACAGGCGCTCGCGCCAATCATCGCCCCGTCGCCGCTGGGAGGGGTAAGTGTTCCGCTTGCTGTCGCCGCTCCAGAAGAGCTACCAGCCAGAGTCCCGGTCCCGTTTAATTGCGCCAGGTTACTCGCAACCCCGGAAGCTGCACCTACCAGAGCGCCTTCCCCGTCCAGGACGCCACTCGCTGCGCCAACTCCGGTTGCAGTCCCTGCTGCTTCCGCCAGCCCTTCGAGATTGCCTGAGCAAGTCGAAAGCCCCGCGCTTGCCCCTGCCAGAGCGCCATCCCCGATCAACGTCGCAACCGGCGACCCGACCGCTGTGGCAGTCCCTGCAAGCGCTCCCGCCCCGGTCAGTGCGCCGCTGGCAGAGCTTGTGCCTGC